ATTTTGGTGAATATCAATCTTTATTAGAAGAAGCTAAAGAACAAGGATACAACCAATTTAATCCTAAATTAAATCAGCTTACTAAGAATGACGATACTGGGAATCTAGCTGTCTTATGTGGGAATTGTCATAGTTTCCTTCATTTAGTTGATTATGGAAAACTTTTATTAAATGCAATCAAGCCTAGAATAAAAGGTGGTAATCGGTAATGACTGAAGAAAAAGATTACTGTTTAGATTGTGGTGCCGAATTTACAGGCTATCATTATTGTGAACTAGCACGTAGTTGGGATTACGAAGGAGGAGACGAATAATAATGAATCCAGAAGATTTAATGCCAGAAGAACAACCGCAAGAAGATCCAAATATGCAACCACAAGAGGAGCCGTTCGATCCTGAGTCTGCACCTGAATGGTATAATCCAGAAGCCGGAGAGCAAGAATGGATACCTGATGAAGAACATCCTAGTTTCCAACCAGAGCCTGAGCCGATGATGGTACTGCCAGACTTAATCCTTAGTTACATGGATTATGCGTTAGAGATCCGTAAGGATCAGACCTTAGATATGAAATTAAGAGCCGATATTATGTCAGCATTGGCGAACAGTGTGGCTACCCTAGTTCCATTGTTGAAGGATGACAGTCAGATGGAGTTAATGAAAATGCAAGCAGAACTTCAGATGAAACAACAAGAGATGGAAATGAATATGCAGATGAAACAAGCTGAACTAGATATGAAGAAACAAGAACATGAGATGAAGCTACAGCATACTCAACAAGAAAACGAAGTTAAGTTAGCAATGACTCAGGCATCCAATCAAATTCAATTAAAACAACAAGAAGAAAACCATAATAGTAAATTAGTCCAGAACGATCAGGCGCATGGACAAAAGATGGAGCAAATGAAACAAGCATCCCAGTTAAAACCTACTAACAAACAGGGTAACGACAAGGGTAAAAAATGATGTTAGATTTACTATTGCCGATTTTATTAGGTTACTTAGGTATTGGTTTGGGTGCAGCTTTAATTAGTACAAATGAATGGAATTCAGTAGGTGGATTTTTGTATTATGTAATATTTTGGGTATTAGAACTGAGGTGATAATATGCACACATGTATGGAATGTAAAGTAGGTGTCATGCGTGAACCACCTGATCAACATCCGGCATACTTAGTTTGCGATTCCTGTATGGCAATTGAATTAACCTATCACCCTATGGAATATCAAGAGGATATGCACCAAGTCAAAACTGGCCAACAGGATGATACGGATATTATTGCCGTCTTCGGTGGATATGGTTCAGGTAAATCAAAAGCAACACTGGAAGAATTCTTAATGAGAGCATTAGAGAATCCTAGAGGATCTGGACTCTTCGCTGCACAAACCCTAGGTCAGTTGAAAAAGACTACCCTTAAGACTTGGTTTGAAGAAGTATGTCCTCCTCCATTGATTGAGAACTACAATAAAACGGACGGTATTATAAAACTAGTCAATGGGTTTACTATTTTCGTAGTGGCCACAGATGAAGAACAAAAAATTCGTTCCTTAAATATTGGACTTGCTCATATAGAAGAGGTATCTGGTATCAAGAAATCCATTTACACTCAGGTTCAATCACGTATGCGTGACCCTTTTACCAAAAATAAAGCCATTATCGTCTGTTCCAACCCGGCTAATACATGGATTAAGGACACGTTCGTAGACAATGAAGCCAGAAAAGACCCAAATCATCCGCAACATTCCGATTATAACCGCTTCATGCGGACCTTTATCTGGAGAACAGAACTCAATAAGTACCTACCGGCCAACTTCATTGAAATGAACACCATAGGTAAGCCTGATTGGTACCGTAAAAAGTACTTTGAAGGTAGCTTTGAGTACAATTCCGGAATGGTTTATCCGGAAATTGCAGATTGCTTCATTGATCCATACCCTGTCATTCCAGAGAAGACAGATGAATACGGAATACCAAAGGAATGGGAACGTATTGTAGGTGCCGACTACGGATTACGTAATCCAACAGCTGTATACTGGGGTGCGATTAACCCTAAGACAGGTGAAGTAATCATCTATAAAGAATATTATGTTCCTGAAAAGACTCTTCCATACCATGCTGAGAAGATTAAAGAAGGTATGCAGCACGTTAATACTGGAACCCTTAGGTTCATGGTCATTGACCCGGCAACAAAGAACCGAATGAATGATGTCATCAACGGTAAGTCGATTCAATCTCACTTCCAAGAGTACGGATTATTCTTTTCCCTAGGTAATAACTCACTGGAATATGGACTTGCTAAGGTCAATTCCTATATTGATGCTAGGAAACTTAAAATCTATAAGACTTGTGTGAATGGAATAAAGGAACTGTTACAGTACACCTACCCGGAAGTGGATATCGATAATGCTGAAGAGAACTTGGACGAGAAGCCTGAGAAAAAGAATGACCATTTATGTGATGCCCTCAGGTACATGATTGCTAGATTACCAGATGATCCAGAACATTTGAAAGGTCACTCCTACACACCACCTAAGTCTTATTCTGAATACAGCAATTACGACACGATTGAATACGATGATGAAATACCTGAGAAGTTTGATGACTTCTTAGCTTACTATTAGGAGGAATGAATATGAATTTTGGAGAAGCATTAGCATGTTTGAAAGATAATCTAAAAGTAGCTAGGCATGGATGGAATGGTAAAGGTATGTGGCTCACTTTGGTAAAAGGTAATGGAAGTACTTATATGGATTATGAATGTATTTCATTCATCGCAATGAAAACAGCTGACGATAAAATTGTACCTTGGTTAGCTTCACAAACTGACATACTAGCTGAAGATTGGGTGCCAGTGCCATGACAAAACCGAAGAAGCATGATTACAGAATTCAGTATATAGATAACACTTATCAAATGGTCGAATGGTCAAAACCTGAATTTGATTCCGTATTTACAGCGATGTCATTAGAAAAATCAGTAGTTAAAACTGAAGAAGGTATTTTCAAACTGTCTGATATTCGTGCGATTGTATATCTTCCTCCAGTTCCAGTGTTAACAGCTGAAGAACAGAAAGCAAAAGAAGAAGATGAAGCCGGTTTAAGCGAATGGGGATTTGTAGATCCAGACGTACAACAATGGTTGAAAGACCAAGGCATCAAAGTTAACAAAGGGGTGAATTAAGGATGAATCCAGAAGAATTAGGACTACTTGGGCAACAACCACCAGATGCACTTGACCCATCTATGATGACGGAAGAAGCACCTACTGAAGTAGAAGAAGTGAATAAACCAGATAACTCACTAACAGATGAGGAAGAACGTGAACTCATTCATAAAGCTTTGCGTAGGTTCCGGGTTGCATCTAATGGAATGAGTGACCATCATAAACGATGGGCCTTAATCGATCAGTTTGATAGGGGCCGTCAATGGGATAATGTACAGATTCCAGTGTGGATTCCGAAGCCAATCACAAACTTAATCAGGTACGTCCGTACCACTAAGAGGGCGAACTTGGCTCAGAACGTACCACAAGCTAATTTTGTACCAATGACACCTAGTGATGTTGACCTAGTTTCCAAGCTACAACGTGCTTACGAGCATGTATGGGATGAACAGAAGGTACCGATGATCGTCCGTAGGTGCGTAGACAGAGCACTACTACAAGGTACTTCTATAGCATATGTGTATGCAGAAGAGAACATTCGTGGTAAATACTACGGAGAAGGTCATCCTGACAACCAATTGTACCGCTATAATGTAAAGATTAAGAAGCTGAATAATGCTCAGTTCTACATCGATCCTACTGCTTATTGCATCGAAGAAGCGAAATACTTTACACTTACAGAACCGCTATCGTTTTCAGACGTAAAGAACAACCCTACATTCCGTCAGTTTGCCGGGAAGAAACTAAAGGATTTAAAATTTGCGGACTTGCAACGTGACAATGATGCCACTGGTGATATTTTAGACCGTCCTGTAACGAAGAGTACGATGACTTTACAGGAAGAAAGTGGAGATGATATGTGTACGATGCACGTTCATTGGGAGAGATATCGTAATGAAGACGGAGCATGGCAAGTGGACGTTTCTTATTTCTTATGGAATACTGATTTCTTGTTATATAGAATTGAAGATTTTAAACCTTCTATATATCCTTTCGCAGTTTATCATGATGAGGAAGAAGATAACAGCTTTTGGGGAACGTCTACTGCTATGGATATGTTGGAAAACCAGAAAATCATTAACAAGACAGCACAGGCTGCTTCGATTATCGGTACACTCCACCAAAATCCCCAGAAAGTCGTTTTACGAGAAAGTGGAATTAATGCGGCAGAAATGTCAAGGACAGGTACACTGGCTGGAAAAGTATGGACTTCAAACGTACCAAACGCTGTTGAAACATTAACACCTCCTGATATTCCGAAAGGATTATTCGATATCGAAGACCGAATGAAAAACGACATTAAGGATATGGCCGGTATCACAGAAGCATACACTGGGGAATCCGTAGGTTCCTTAACTACATCCACTGGGGTAGACAGTTTGATTAACCGTTCCACGATTCGTGACCGGGATAAAGCTTTACAGATTGACCAATTTGTAGAAGACCTATCGAACATCATCGCTCAATTCATCCTAGTTTACTGGACCGAATCTAGACCGATTATGACTCGTAAAACTAATGGTACGGCTGAGTTTGAACAATGGACTCCAGTAAAACCTGAGGAATATGAGAACTTGGAGTGGAGGGTACGAAGTGACGTTTACGCAAAGGCTCCTGTTACAGCTGCTTCAAAATCACAACAAGCAGATAACCTCATGCAGTTACAAGGACAATTCCAGTATGATCCTCCGCTTATTACGGTTGAAGAATGGATCGAAATGAAGGATTTCCCTAACAAGTCTGACATCTTGGCTCGTATGGAAATGGATCGTAAAAATAAACAAGCACAAGACCAACAATCTCTTACAGACCAAATTATGCAGATTATTTCTCAGGCTCAACAGTTCAAGGCGATGGGATCTACAGATGACCAAATCAATCAGCAGATTCAACCGATGGTTCAAGATATTGTTCAGCAGACATTCACTTCAGGTCAGAACCAAGGATCTTCTCAATCCATGTCTGGTGCTGCACCAAAGGGTACAACATCACCTACTGCGATGGGCAACATGACATCAGGTATGTAATATGTATTGGGGAATTGTTATATCAGCCCATTTATGGCTTGCATTACTATATCTAATTATGAGATAATATATGCGAAGCCCATCTTCCTTTCGAGTGGTGTATGTGCGGAAATAAGGGGTTGGCACCCCATTGACTAGAAAAAAGAGTCTACCTAACGGTAGGCTCTTTTTCT